TTTGACTTTTTGGAATCCATACAAAACCATTATTTACACAATTTAATTGAATTGCGTTTTCAGTAACTCGATATAAATTACCGCTTGAACTAATTAATGGAATTCTAAATTTTGTTCCTTCTTGTAATGATTGTATTTTTTCGTTTAGTGTTTTCATCGTTTTTAAATTAGTGTGCGTTACCAAGTCGCACCCCTTGTTTAATATTTAATTATTTTTGTAGTTTTTTTAATCTTTGTTCAGCATAGCACAATATATTTAATTCTCTTGTAGCGTCCCACAAACCTATTGCATTTAATAAGTCATCTTTTAAAGAAGGAATATATCTTATTAATTGCTCTGCATTCATTTCTTTAATTCTTGTTCGGTAATCGTGTCTTTTTTTCATAGTTTTTGTTTTCGTTTATAATTATATGCAAATATAAATACTATTTTAATAACTGCAATACTTTTTAACAATTATTTTTAATTTATTTTTAATTATTTTTTAAAACCCTTGTGTTTATTACGTTTTCTGAATAGAAAAAAGTGTAATTTATATTAATTCTAAATAAGTAAAACATATAATAAAGGTAATTTTTACTTAATAAAGTAAGATAATTAGGGAAAGCATTCGCTAAATATTATAATAATGTAGGGAATTAAACAACTTGGCGGAAATACCGCAAGGTTAAAACCTTACAACACTTAATATTATTAAGGTTATAACCATAAAAATGTCAAGTTTATGTTGTAAAAAACGTGACAAATTAAAAGCATCACCTTAAAATTACAAGTCTATTTAATTAATGTGGCAATTTTTACCACTTATCCTTTATCAAAATGTCAAATCTAAAGTATTGGTTTTAATTTGCAATGTAAATTTAAAGTTTATGGTAATGTAAATTTAAAGTTTATGGTGCAGAAAACCAACACAAAATCGGATTAATGCCGATTATGTAAAGTATATCTAACATATTATCTATTTATAGTTGTTTGTCCCAAATTTGGCTAATATATGGGGCAAAAAAAAAGGCGGTTGCTTCTAACTCCCGCCCTTTAAAACTAACTATGAACTGCGAAGATATTAAAAAATATGAGTTAATCGTGCAATTTGTCCAAATTCTTTGTGATGGATGTAACCTTCAACCGCTTTTGGGACACCACAATATCCATTTTTTTTATGCCAACTATCGCTTGATGAAGGACTTCGCAACGTTTCAAATGTTACTCCGACAAAATCACGGCTTTGCTTATGATGTATGTGATGCGAATAAATATAGCGGTGTTTTGTTTGACTCCAAAGAACTGGAAACTCGGTAGCAAGTAATAAAGGAAGGTTTTCAACCTTTGCGCCATCCCCGTGTGTCGTTCCAATAAGATTGTTTCCGTACTTAAATGCTTTGCGATGTAGCAAATTAACGTTAAAATTGATTGTGGATTTACTAAAGTGTGCTTCTATCAGTTGCATCAAGAAAAAGCCGTGCATTAAGTCGTGATTACTTGGATTATACACAACTTCGACTTCTGCAAAACTCATTAATTGTTCTAAAAGTTCTATATAAAGATTCTTTGCCATTATGAAATTATCAAACCACATCCCATCCGTATCTTTTGGTGTTCCACCCGTTGTTGTTTTTCCGTTATCGGTGTGTAAAATATCGTTTCCCGCAACGAATAATACCTTATCTATATCAAAACCCTTTGCTTTGTCTAAAATGCCTTGCATCCCTTCTTTTGCACGTTTAACGGCTATTTGGCAATTATAGTCTTCGCCAGTTTCAAATGCACTTGAAAGTTTTCCTATGTGCAAGTCTGCGATGTCTATAACTAATAAATGTGCATCCGTGCTTTTTATAGTTTTTATAGTTGGATATTTAGGCGCATATGCTTTTACTTCTTTTATACATTCGTCTTTGATTCTTTGAATCTCATTTAGTTCTTCAACCTTGAAATTAGGGTTTTTAAAAAATAGTGAAGCATCTTTGGTTTTTAGCCATCCGTGTTTTACATCCTTGTCATCAACTCCCGCTTCGTCCGTTGCTTCTTTGATGCCACGATACTGCATAAGTATTTCGATTTCGTCTTGTTTAAGTCGAAACCTTGCGCTATTATTTGCCATAAAAATTTAGATTAATGATTTTTTTGCATACTTCCAAAGAAATGAAAGTAATAAACCTATTCCAACACCTACAAAAAGTAAGTTTAAATTTCCTTTAGGTCGGTTCTTTTTTAATTCATTTTTTGACTTTTTCCCTTCTGCTTTTGCCTTTGCTTTTTCGACAATCCTATCTTTATAGATTGTCTTAACTTTAATTTTATATTCTCGCTTTAATTCTATTCGTGTTCTCGGAACATACTGGGTTTTCCATTGCACTATGGTGTCGAATGTCTTTAAAAACGTTTCGTAATAAGTAGTGTCAAATTTTGTGATTAAAACACTATCAAGTTTTGTAATGGTCAAAGTGTCGGCTATGTCTTCGCAAACGTAACCTTTCTTTATTGCTTTATTCAAGTGATATTGTGCCGAACACGAATAAAGAAAAAGACTAATAATTAGAATAAATAGTTTTCCCATTTTTTTTGCTTGCTTTTAATACTTGTTTACGATTTCTTTTTGAGTAACTAACGTGAACCCATTGTGGATTTTCTTCGTTTCCGAACTCCCAAATCAATTGGTCGAAGTCTAATTTGTCTTTGATAAAATTAAAACCTTTAGAACCTATTTTTATGTCCATTGCTTCGCCCTTACAATGTTGGCTCGTTGAACTTCCTTTTATTATTTTATTAAGTTGAACACAACGAAACCCCGAACTAATTTTTATCGGTATGTTTAAGTGAATTCTTAAAGGTTCAAAAACGTTTTCACACAAAAGTTTTGCGGAAGCAATTTGCGAGTCACTCATTTGGTTGTTTATTCCGTGTGTTGTTGCGGTCGGTGAATTTTGAAATTCTGCTAAAGTAATGTGTGTGCTTAAATTCATTTTAGTTTGTTTATATCGTTTTTAATATCAATCGCACGGGTAAAAAGAAGTTTGGCTGATTGGAGCAAATTTGTGCCTTTTACAATGCGCCAATTTTCTGACACGGACATTATTTCTATTGAAGCAAGTACCAACGCTAACACCTTTGTGAGCATTAATGGAACTGAAAAGAAAACCAAAATTATATCGTTAAGAATAAAATAATCTATTAAAAAAAATAGAATTACACACAATTCGTAAAGCAACAATTTAGAAATAATTGCCGAAAGTTTGCGGGATGTAATTTCCTGCTTTAAATGTTTTGCCTTCCAAATACCCGTTGCGGTATCTGCTAAAATTAATGCAAATAATAAACCAAGTATTCCGCTAATAGGTAAGAAAAAAGAAAAGCAAATTGTTATAAGTTTCAATGCTGAATTTTTAATTGAGAAAAGTAATAAATAAAGTTGTAGTTTCATAATCCTAAATCTTCGAGTGCTTCAGTCAAACTGAAAGTTAAGTAAAAAAATAAAGTGATACCGCCAAAAACAATGTAATTTTCTTGTCCTTGAAACATCATAAACATTGAAGTTGCATATCCAAAAATAAAATAAAGACTTGCTAAATAATTACTTTTCATTAAATTGAGTTCATATAAGTATTAACTGCATTTACAAAATTCGTGTTTTCGCTAATCATTGAACCACCCATTGCATAAAGTCCAATAGTTCCGCCATCTGAATAAATTGTGTGCGACCTAAATATAAATTGGTTATTATTTGATACGGCGTGTGAAACTGCAACTTCAGTTGTTGAAGTCGTATCGTTAAACAAAGTAACACTTGTTGCGGAAGTTCTATGAATAGACTTCATTTTTGCCGTTGTGTCGTAGCCAAATGGGTTACTTAAATCCACTACATTTTGGTTTATTCTTTGTCCAACTGAACTTCCTATTTCAATTGAATTTCTATGTGTTCCGCTTACTCCGTCTATTATTGTTAAAGCGCTTGGACTTTCACCAAAGTTTTTTACATAAGCATAACGTGATGCGTTGTTTTGTGTGTAGTTTGTTCCCGCTACACTTGGATTAAAATTTGTATCAAAATAAGCGCTTGTTAAACTATCTGCGCTTATTCCTTGATTTGTAGAATAAGCAGTTGAGTTACTTGTTCCTTGTTGTAATAACTTCCAATCAATTCTTGCAAAGTCTAAATCTCCGTCACCCGCAAACACGAATAAACTATCTAATTTTGCCCAAACTCCCGCAGTTTTTAAATCAACCAAAAGTTTGTTTTGTAATTTTGAAACCGCTAAACTTGGTATTGTTCCGTAACCACTTGAATAAACTTCGTTATAATTAAAATCGTAAATGTAAATTAGATTGCTATCTGCTACACCACTACCCGAAGCGTTTATTGCCGTTACTTTACATTTTACTTCAAAGTCTGCATCGGCTTGAACTAATGTGTAAGAAGAAGAAATTGCACCGCTAATTAACGTTGTGTTTCTATACCATTGATATGTAAAACTTGTTGGTGTATTTGACCACGTTCCGTTAGTAGTTGTTAAAACACTTGTCACATAATCTAAACCCGAAATAATAGGCGCAACCGAATTAACGGGAGAATTACCACCCGCAGATACTCCTACAATATCAGTTAAACCCGCCCAAGATAAAAAGTGCGATTTTCCCCAGTTAATTAGATTGTTTGCTCCTTTACCCCAACCAATATTATTGTTTGCTGAACCATCGCCCCAACCATTGCTATTTGCCATTTTCTATTTTTTTTAAATAAGTCTTTAATTTTACAATGTTGACTTCTTTGGGTTTATAGTTCTTTATATGTACCATCCCGTGTAATTGTTTTGTGTGTCGGGATTCATATTTCCATTTGAATTACTACTATATTCGGGAAATAGCGAATTATTATTACTTATGTAGTCAATAAAACGTTGCGTGTAGTGTTGTGCTATTTGTGTTTCCTTTTCAATTAAGAAATCTATTTCGTTTTTTTCTACGCTTGTTGAATTTTCGGAGTTGTGCTTATATACTCCTTTGTTTGAAATTGTGTAACAAGCAAACGGCAAATAATATTTCATTGCCAAATGTATCAACATAGGCTTTAAATAATTAGTCGTAAGCGTTAAATAATTACCCGACAAAGTATTTGCTATTATGTCCGCTTTAATCTTGTTTAATAGATTTGTACCCGTGAAATTTTGCAAGTCGGTATCTTGGGCAATCTTTATATATTGTATAAAGTTGTCCACATCCACATTTCCATTTAATGATGTGTACTTTGTTAAATCTAATCGTGTTATTAAAAGTGCTTCTGCCATTATCGTGTTATTGTTCTTGGTGGTTTTGGGTTACTTGGTAAAAAACCAAAATTTGGCATATCAACTGGTCGTGTTGAAACTAATGAAGGGTTTTTGATTACATACCCGTATTCTTCCGCTTTTGATTGTGCTAATTTTTTTGTGTCTTCAGTTATGTCTAAAGCCGTTCCTTGAAGAACTGCGTAAACTTGTTTGTTCCACCGATGGTAACACGAACCGCCCCCCTTAAAAAAAAACCTATCGAAAGTTAAAGCACCTTTTGCACCCCAACCAATTACTTTACCTTCTTTGTTTGTATAGCCGTCTCCTAAATAGGTATTACTCATTACTTGAATATCTTCTTTTCGGTAAATTTTATTAGAAGTAATCATTTGTTTGCAAAAACTTCTTGATTTTTTTAAATCTATTGCGCCAACGTATTTATATCTAACAACGAATTTTACCCCATCAATAGTTTTGTCTTGTTTACTTGTTATGTTGGGTCTTGCATCACCCGTACTAACCAAGCTTACAATTTTAGATAATAAACTTTTTTTTGGCTCTTTGCTTAACAACTCATTTTCTTTGTCATCCGTATCGTAGTCAACTTCAAATTCATCTATAAGCACCCAATTATCTTTTGGTTGTTCGCCTAAACCAGTCAATATGTTTTTATCTGAACTTAATGCCGTACCCGTTTCTTCTGCCACTTCGTCTGCCGTTTGCGTGTTTTCCAAGTCCGTAAACTCCAAAGGTTGTAATGTTCTAAAAAATAGTTTTAAAGCAATGCCATTAAATGATAAAATGTTGTCTACTGCATCTATTATTTCTTCTTGAAATGGTCTTATTACCATATTATCAAACAAGATGCTTGAATTTTTAAGTTCTTCAGCGTTTGAACTAAAGCCATTTGTTGATGCAACTCCAAATAATAACGGACTTGTAACGTTGTGTCCTAACATAATTTTGCGTAAGCATTCTTCCGACAAATAATTATAATGTTGCGGTGCTTCCGTCAAACTGATATCATCAATTGTTGTCTTGCTTTCTGCGTTATTATTGAATGCAACGATAACTTTTTGTCCGTTTGCGCCAGTTAACTTGTCTAAAACTTTATTTGATATGATTTGTTGTTGCTCATCGGTTGGTATTCCGTTTGAAAAATTAACTATTTTTAATCCCGAAAAAGAATTTTGGCAATCGTTTATTAAATATTCGGCTATTTCTTCTTCCAATAGGCAATAAGGAAGACAACCTTGATAGTCAACGTTTGCATAATATTTCATTCCAACCGAATAAGGTTTAGAAAATAATATTTCTATTTTGTCTTTACTATAACCAAAAGCCGAATAGCGAATTGGTGGGTATTTTTTTGTTTCCTTCCAATCGTCTGAATAGTAATAACCCGTAATGTTTCCGTCTTTATCGCATTTTTCTGCCCTTAATAGGTCAACGGGAATGTGATAAACCTTTAAAATCTTGTCGTGCTTTGCATTATAGTGTACTTGAAACGCAAATTGACCGAATAGTTTTCTATCTAAAACAATTTTTCTAACATCGTCTTTGTGAAACAATGCCATAAATTGCGCATACTCATTAGGCTTTTTATTCGCATCTAACGCACTTAATCCTTTTCCGTAAATCAATCGTGCAATGTTGTTTATTATTGCTGAATTACTTGTTGAATTCGTGTATCGGTCTATTAAATACTGAAAGAAATTATTATCTTCCCCGTATTCAACCCAATTATCACGATTGGATTCTTGAATTTTTGGCGAGATGTATGCCGAAAGACTTAAAACGTGTAAATTATTTGTATGCTTATTCATATACTATAAAATCATTTGTTGTGGAATTACTCACATATTGGTTATTATTCACCGAAAATGTAACTAAAGGTTGAGCGGTGCAAAATATTCTATCCTTGTAAATTATTTCGTTATTTGAATTTAATAATTCTAAAGTATAAAAATGTCCTTCTATTAAACTAAAAGTGTGTTGTATTAAATGTACATAATTGCCACCACCATAAAATTGGTCAATAGTTGAAACAACAATGTTTGTTTGTTCGTCTTTTGTAACCATTGTTATTGGTATTTCGTCAAATGCTGGCGATAAAACTCGCGGAACGTAATAAAACGTTTGCGCATTTGTAGAAGGTGTTAATACTATCATATTTATATAATTAAATATTCGTGTTTTTGTTCAATTTTTGTGACAAAAAAAAGCCACTCAATACGAATGGCTTTAAAAATAATTTTTTAAGTTTTAAGAATATATGATACTTGAACCAACACCAACTTTCGCTAAAATTTCCGTTTGTCCATAAGGGGCAACTATATTAACGTGATTGGCGGGGATAATTTCTTGTCCCTTCATCGTAATGGTATATCCCACAAGGTCACCCATTGCAGTACCATTTGAAATTAGTGTGGTTTCAACATCCATACCATTTTCTAAACCCGCTAATAAAAATTTATTGCTATTTGTTTGAATCATAATGGTTGGTCTTCCCCAAGCCAAAAGTTTCATTTGCTTTGTTTGTATTGCAGTTAAACCTTTAGTAGTAAAAGTTAATGTTTGGTCTACAAAAGTAGTTCCGTTTTCTCTTGAACTTGTAATTGTTTGTTCAAAAGAATTTGCACCTTTCAACTCATATTTATAAAATGGAGTTGTTTGGGATGTTAGTGTAATTGTATTTAATTGGTCAGAAGTATCGGGGGTTGCCGTAGCATAGTTTGCCAAAGGTTGAGTTCCTACAACTCCATAATTAAAAATGTAAAGTGCTTTGATTCCCCCAACATTTGATTGGCAATCGTCAGCGTATCCGTGGTTTATTAACTCGCAAGCCATTTCGTTTTGTGTTTTTAAATGTGAATAATGTAAAGCGGAACTTTTACATCCCGCTTTTTATTTTAATCTTATACTCCGTAAAGAACTACATCAGCACCTACTCCGATTTGCACACCAGCGTTGTAACGCATAATTACTCGGTAGTTTAAACTTCCGTCAATTGGTGACATATCAATTGTTTGAACGACATTCTTGTCATTTAAAAGTCCGCAACCAAAAAACAAGTTATCAGTCGTGGTGGCTAACATATTGTCTGCACCTAAACCATTAGCCATAAAAACGGGGATGCCGTCAAACGAAAGTGAACCATTTGTGTACCATTGTGTTCCTTGTGCGTTTGTTCCGTTTGCTCCCAAGCCACTTGCTCCAAAACCACCCAATGCTCTAACGTACAATTTAGCAACTTTTTGTGAAACATATAACTTCAATCCTTCTTTTCCGTAAAGACTTGCGGGAATTGCATCAACTACTTTACCCATTTCAGCAATGATTACTGAAGCGTTTAAATTGTTACCCACTAAACCTGCTACATCAATTACACTTCCATCTGCTAATGCTAAAGTTTTGATACTATCAAATGTACCCGAACCCGAAGCACCACTCCAAATGTTTGTTTCAGTTGCAGATGCAACCTTTGCAGAAACGTGAGCGATTAAGAAATCGTCAAATGATTTAGGCATTTGTCCGTAAGAACTATAACCCATTTCAGCAACTTGCCAAGTTTGCATTAAGTCCATTTTACAAAGTTGGATGTTAACTTGTAATTCTTTTGTTGTTAATACTTTTTCAGTAAGTGTTACAACACCACCACCCGTTTGGAAATCGCAATTGGCATTTGCCACGATGGGTGTACTTGTTGAAAGGTTTTGTAATACTTGTTTGTATGCGACATTTGGCAAAATTGTAATTCCACCATTGTCTAATGTTGGTGCAGATAATAAAGATGCGGATAAATATTTTCCCGCAAATGTACCTGCATACGTTGTTCCCGTAGTAACTGGATTTGGCATTTTTTTAAGTTTTTAAATTGTTTATATTAATTATTTAGTTTTTCAATTATTGTGTCCATCAATGTCTTTGGTCTATTCGTTCCAAATTTAATTTGAGTCACTTCATTGATGTTTTCGGGGTTTAAAGAAATAGGTGTTACATCTGAAAGTTCGGTTGCTTCTAATGCAACTTCTTCAACTTTAGATAACGTTTCTAATTTTGCTTTTAACTCTATGTTTTCGTTTTTTAATTGTTCTATTTCAGCAAAGAAAGTTTCCTTTACTATGCTTTCTATTGTCTTTTTTGCGCTTGGTGTTGCTTCTGCTTCTACTTCAACTTCTGCTTCGGGAGCAACTTTATCTTTTGGTGCAACTTCTTCTTCAGTTGTTGCTTCTTTAACTTCTAAAATAACACCTTCAACTTCTACAATCAACATTCTTCCGTCTTCCAACTCATATTCTCCAATTGGAACGGGAATCTTTTGCTCGTCTTCAGTTACAATAAAAACTTCTTTGTCAGTTTCAAAAGCATCCGCTTCAAAAATTGTGATGCCGTCCATTAACTTCATTGTTTCCAATTTCACTTCCATTCCTAAAAGTGTTTTGATTTGATTAATTACGCTTGTTTTCATATTTCGTGTTTTGATTTTGTTTAATTAAAAGTATTTTTTGTATTTAGCAATAAGGTCTCCTACTCTTTTGATAGTTTTTAAAGCATCACTTTTTGTTTCGCTTTGATTCCAATCTAACCCAAGTTCTTTATATGAAATTGTAATTTTGGATATAAGAGAATTAAATTTATCAAAGTTTTTCATTAATTCATTTTTATAACCTTTTGCTTTATCTTCTAAATTTACAACTTGACCTAAAAGGTCTTCTATTGTTTTAACTTGTGAAATAATTAATGTTTCATCTTTTTTAAGGTCATCAACTAATCCTAAATTAACTTCGTGTTTTGCTAACTCCGTCTTATCTGCTAACTTATTATAAATGGTTTGTAGAGTGTTCATATTTCGTGTTTTGTTTGTTTATTTTAAATATCGTCTCCACCTTTTATTTCTAAAGAATTTAACGCATTAATTACTTTAGTGTATTCGGCTAATTTTGCTTTTACTCTTGTTGAATTTACGGGTGATTGTATACCAATTTCTTTAGATGCCTTGTCTACTTTATCCGCTTCTTTTAGTGCTAAATCTAAATTTATAACCGCTCCTTGCATTGCTCCAATTAATTTTTGAAACGATATCGAAGCACTTTTTCTTTCATTATTTGCTTTATCTATTCGAGCATTAAAATTGTCAATTAATCCTAAATTAACTTCGTGTTTTGCTAATTCCGTTTTGTCGGCTAACTTGTTGTAAATGGTTTGCAAAGTATTCATATATGTATAATTTAATTGTTTATTTTTTGTTGTATTTTCAAATTTAAACCGCTCCTATTCCTTGCGCTTTTAGTGTGCCATCACAACACTTTACATTGTAAGATTTGCCATCTTTACATAGGCAAGCACGCTTCCCGCCTTTGGGACTTGTTCGGCTTTTTTCTGCATCTTTTTTCTTTTTGTCGTTCATTTTATATATTTTTTTAGTGCTTCTGAAACCCCCGCCCACGCTCTATTCTTCACTTCTCTTAAAAAACGTGTTATACCTTCATATAAAACTAAAGTTCGTTAAATCGCATTAAAACCGCCTTAAATCGCATTTCGTTTTTTTGTTGTTTTTATACTTAACGACCTTGTTGTGTATAAGATTTTGCGTAATTTTTACTTGATTTTAACTTGCTATTTTTGGTTTTTGCGTGAACTCCAGTACGTTTTACTTTTGGTTTTTTAAGGTGAACTTTAACGTTAGTTTGCTTCGCCATTTGCTAAATTATTTTATGCCTTTTGAATTTTCTAAAACGTATTGATTTACTTTAAATGAATTAAAAGCCATTTGTGACGCTTCACCTAAATCTTTTGGTGAAACTATGCCTAAATCGTTTATTTGTTTTTCTATTTTAATTATTTCAATTTGCAACTTATCATATTCAGACTCGTATTTTCTTGCTTCCGTACTAACTTTTAAAAGTGCATTGGATAAAACCGCCTTGTTATTTAATATTTTATTAGATAAATCAGTTGCTTTTTTATTTATTTCTTGAATATTACCCAATTCTACTTT